GTCATCGAAGCTGCTGCTGCTCACCGCAATCATCATCACGTACTCCGCTCCGCGAGTCTCGTATCTTGAGCGCCTAGAGCGATCCATCAGCAAGAACGGCAACCATGCCACTGTATTTCGCAAATACGTGGCCCAACCTCTAGTGGACTTTAAGACGCTTTATTCAGAGCGCATGTCCACCAAGTTCCGTGCGGCACAGACCCGTATTCGGGACGCCGCACGGTGGCACCGCAACCGTGCCAGAGAGCTATATCGGAGCTTCCAAGCCCTGAACTCGGAAGCCCTACTCCAGGAATTTGACGAATCTCACCAGCGTTATATCCTGGACAGCGCCACGCCTTGGTATCAGGCTCCTTCGTGGACCATGAACGAGCATCTTAATGATGCCGAAGGTGTGAACCCTATCCAGTTGCAGGATGGGTGGTGGATGGCTATACCCATGGGCTTGTTGATCATTGCTAGTCTCGAATGGAAGCATGACGTCTCCTCTGACTTCTTCTTCCGTATCGGGCCGTACGCTCGCGCGTGCTTGGTCAATACGTTCGTCACGAGGTATGGCGGGAGTCGGAAGCTCATTGATGCTTGCCGCTCGGTAAACTGGGTCGCGCTCACGCCGATCCAAGAAGGCACACACCCGCATTGCGACGCCGCTCGGCACCGCCGTGAGGGAATGAACACCATTTCGGAGGTGTTGAAGAAGTGCCGCCTTGGAACTGTGGGCGTCTCGGGATCCCGGCGCGAGCAGAAGCAGGGCTGGGGGATGTTCAAGGCCTACTATCGTATCGCGGACCTTGAGATTGAACCCACTTGGGATAAGGCTCGGGATTGTGAGAGCTATATTGACGTTGACTACTACGTCAGCCGCTACGCCTTGCTGTGGCGTGCGGTCCCAAAGTTCCTATACACCGTCACGCCCGCCACTGTTTCGGGCACGGGGGCCAATTCGATTTGGTACTTGGACAAAGACGGGGTTTATACCGAGCACGTGAATGGCTCGGCACTCTACCGTCACCACGTTTGGAATTTCGCGAAAGACGATTTTGCTTACGAGGGTTATTTGTCCGTTACCAGATACCAGGTGCACACTATCCCTGGGCCGAAAGGCACGAATCGCGCGGTCGTTTGTTTAGTACCTACGACGACCACCTGGCTCCCCGGGTTCATCCTGACCATGTTCGGGGTCAGTTACACCACCCTGGACAGGCTGAGCGTTACGAGCAACAAGAACCACATCATGTACCGGACCTTTTCAGAGAAGGACGTGATGGTGAGCATTCGTGCTCACTCCAATGGTTCGAATTGCGTCACCGTCACGCAAGGCGAATGGGATGGACTCGTTTATCAGTCCCAACAGTTCGGCAATGCCGGCGTTGCAATTTGTGAGAGCATCGTCGGCAAGGGTTTCGCCAAAGCGCAGATTAATCTTCTCGCTTCCGCCTTGACGCTGCCGCTCGCTTTATCAAATGTCACTGCGTACACGTTCTCACCGCCCGAGGACCCGGGTAAGCCGTACACCACCCTTGCTGCACCTCCACTGGTGCCGCCTGCGGGGGCGCCAACGGTTCACATCGACAACTCGGAGCGCGCAGTGCAGAAGCGAGTCCTCGACAAAGTCAACAAGACAGTGCCGCCCCACGACTACCACGGCTACGCGATGGAATTCAACAAACTCCTCGTCCCGGAAGCGAAATGTACCATGCTAAGCTTCCAGGAGGCAGGGGAACGGTTGAGCAAGACTCCAGCGCGGAAATCGAGGGTCATGCGGGCGTGCAGGGAGACCCATACTGACGCCCCCCCACCGATCGACTCCTTCGGCAAAAGATCAGCCGTCGCGGGAGCGGTCGCGAAAGGAGCAGACGAGCGCCAAATCTTTCCCGTAGAGGCGCATGGGCTCATCAGGACGGCTATGTTCACCTTGCCGTTCAAAGAATACATCACGTTGCAGAGTGAGCTGGGTGAAAACCCCTTCTGCACAGGACTGAAGCCGCAACAAACGGCTGACCGCGTGATGGCCTTCTGTCTTAGAGTTGAGAAAATCGCGCAAACTGACTTTTCCAAGATGGACGCTACGTTCTTTGAAGCACTTCACGAGTGGTACGCTGATGCTGTCGCACGTGGGTTCGAAGATGGGGAAATCGATCACCCAGATACGAAATTCAAGACCGTTCATAAGTACATCAAGGGTATGCTGCGGAAAGAGACGCAGAGGAACGTCAAAGTCAACCTACGCAACGGCTCGAAACCTGTGAAATTCAACTCCGGGTGGATGAACCTATCGGGCAGGATGAACACCTCGCTCGCCAGCACGTACGCAAATGCACTCATCGCGTACATTGCAGCGCGCTTGGCTGGTCTCCCGCCCAAAGAAGCGTTTGCCTCTATTGGACCGTCTGCCGGAGACGATGGTCTACGTGATGGCAAATACGACGTTGTGTCGGTCGCTAAGAACCTCGGGATGGAGTTGAAGTGTGATTTCATCAACTCGGGCGAACCCGTGACATTCCTGTCACGTGTGTATGTTAGCCCGCATCACACTCCCACCTCTGTCCCAGACCCGGGTCGGGCCCTCGCCCAGATCCCCGTGGTCTCGGGAAAGGATGTGCTGGACAAGTTGGCGGCGAAGGTGCATGGGTACCTCACCGCCGACCCACACTGCCCCCTGATCTCGGACTACTGTCTTGCGTTGAAGCGTACGGTCCTCAAGGGGATCAAAGTCAAGGTAGGTCAAATCGATGACCATGAGATCTCCTACAAAATCAACCAGGGAGCTCACCCTTACGATCCAGCGTTCGGTGACGCTGCGGTGGGGGTCATCGCACAATGCCTGGGAGTCGAGCCTTCTGATGTTCTTACCACAATCAAGAAGTGCACGGCCACCCGAAATTCAAAGGACCTCGACAAGCTGTGGAAAGGGTATGCGCGCCTGATCCCGGAAACCGTCGGGGCAGGCGGCGGGGCCGTACCCGTCGCCTAATGGAAACATTGACCCGGCTGGGTGAGCAGCCGTTCATATCTGCTTTTGAAACATGCCGAACAAGAAGAATCGACAGATTAAGCAGATCAGTGGTCGTGGAGCATACAACGTCGAAGATTTGAAAGCGAAAGCCGAACAAGCTGGTAGCCGCGTTAAGTCCCTCAGCAAGAGGGTTGACGCGATCACCAAAGCGATGCCTAAGGGCACGCTTGCGTCAATTGGGTCCATGTTTGGACCGAAGGGCGCAATGCTTGGACAGGCCATCGCCTCTCTGACAGGACGTGGTTCGTACGAAGTGGATCACAACTCATTGATGACATCTGCCGCTATGGGCCCTGAAGCTGAGAACATTCCGATGTTCAGCAAAGGGGCGCACGGCAACAGAGTGCAGCATCGTGAGTTCGTCAAATTCCTCGTCGCTCCCACTGTACCCGCTGATTTCAGTTGCGAAGCGCAACCGCTAAGCCTTACCAACAGTGCCCTCTTTCCATGGCTCACCGGTATTGCGTCACATTATCAGCGTTTCCGAGTCCACGGTATGGTGTTTTACTTTCGTAGTACTAGCACCGACTACCTCAACTCGGGAACAGTGGCGCTCACCGTGAATTACAATGCCACGGAGGAGAAGTACACCAACATGCCAGCCGTACTCAACAGCATGTTTGCGGCAAGTGCGAAGCCATCCGTATCGTTTTGCGCACCCGTTGAGTGCGACCCTCGTGCCATGCCTGATGGCTATTACGTCCGGCACGAGAGAAGCACTACCGGCACGACTGACACTCGCATGTCCACCGTCGGTTTGCTGAACATTGTCACGCAGGGTTTGACTCTTCCCGCGTCGACCGTGCTCGGTGAGCTGTGGGTGACGTACGACGTGGAGCTTATTTCACCATACTTAGGCAACAACACCATCAGTCCCAGTGTGGTGACAGTGACCGCACGGAAACTTGTCACTGATACCGCTCGTCTATTCGACCAGGCCTCGACTGCCCCGATAACAGTTAACGCGGGGCCGCCGACTTTCGTGAGACACTCTGTGGGAGACACTGTCGAAGCAGAGGATCTTGTCATCGACACCGGTTTCGTGAACGCGAATTTCATCCGCCCACGATTGACCGCCGCCTTCAAGGAAGGCATACAGTACTACCAGGTTGCAATCAGTTACCGCGCCGTCTCTGCGACGAATGCGTGGACTGATGCTCCTAGCACCGTGTCCGAGGGCACTTGCACAGTCCTGTGGCGTACCGCTGGGGCGCAGGGGAGAGACATGCCGACCAACGCAGCTGGTCTCGGTAGTTACCCCTACGTCGCCATCATCGCCATGCGTCCTGGGCAGACCCTCGTCCCTTTTGGTGCTGGGACAACCGGCGGTACCGGATTAGATATCGAG